CGGTCCACGGAGCTCCAGCCCATCCCGTCCAGGATGCGGTCCACACGCGCGCCGGAGTCCTCATTCGCGCCGACCGAACCGCCTCCGGTCCGGTCGATCCTGGTGAAGATCGAGAATGCGTCCAGCGCGGGGACTACCGACGTGGAATCGTTGTCTGAAAGATCATCCCACTTGACGTCGAAGTTGCCCGTGAAGCCCTTGAAAAGATCGTAATTGATCGCGTTCCAGGTGGCTCTGAAGCGAATGGCCCTCCGCGCCTTCACCAGGCTGGAGCCTCCCGAGACGTAGGGGCCGCCCAGATTGGACGGATCGAACCTCCGGTCCCGGTTGTCCAGGACCACGGAGGCCGTCCCCGGTTCGTAGGTCACCAGAGGGTTGTCCACGCGCGTGGACCCCCGTTGAACCGATCCAGATCTGACCCACTGGGAGACGTCCGTGTACTCCCCGGACGCGCCTCCGGCCGCGATCCCCTGACCCAAGATCCCTCGAACGGGGTCATTCAGAACCAGCCAGGTGGACGTGGAGATCCCCGAAAAAGAGATCTCGATCAGGGGTGTGGGGACGCTCATGAGGGGATCGTCCCTCCGCTCCGCTTGTACTCCCGGAGGGCCTCCGCGATTTGTCGGCCAGCTTCAGCGGGGTTCGAACCCACGGGAAGGTTCACGGTCAGGTGGACTTCCTGGTTCCCCGCGATCCTGGACAGGGTGGTGGCCGGAAGGGCGAACTCTCCGCGTCCAGTCCCGTTGTAAACCTGGTTCATTCCAGGCCGGAGAATGGCTCCAGCGTCCGCGCGCATGAAGTTCGCCGGAGGCCGTCCCCACCAGGCGGAACGCTCCCCTACCTCCCGGACGAACTGACCTGTGTACGGGGCTTCAATGATCTTCCCCTTGCCGGAGTACATGAAGGTGTGACCTGGGTGGGGCTGACCGATGTCCCCCTCACGCTTCGCGCCGGAGACAGGGGTAAGCCAGGGCCGTTGTGTCTGGGTGGTCCTGGGCATGACGTTGCCCGTGGCCTTCGCCCAGGCGTATTGCATGAGGCTCGAACAGTCAAAGCCCTTGATCCCCGCGCCCTGGGCGAAGCCGTACGACGGCCCCCCAGGGCCGCCGCCGCCCCAGGAGTAGGGAACACCTATCTGGCTTCGTGCGGCGGCCACGGCCTTCTTCCCAGGGCCGCCCAGGAGCTCCTCCTTCGACATGAGGAAGGAAGAGATGGAGTTCATGAACTTGATCGGGACGCCCCCGATCATGGCCCCCATCGGTGTTCCGCCGATCGTGCTATTGATCAGTCCCTTTAGGGGGTTGAACACGGCGTCCAGGGCCTTCTTCACGCCTCCGGCGAAGAAGTCCTTCGCCTTCGCCCCGAAGCCCTTGACCCAGCCCACCAGTCCGCCTCCAGCGAAGCCGGGAAGGGCTCCGGGGTCTCCGGCCAGACCCAGCTTCGCGGCCAGGTCCACGTTCCGGCCGCGCCGGTTAATGAAGTCGATCAGGGCCAGGTTCGAATGGGTCGCCTGGGCGTTCACGACGTATTCGTTCCGGCTCCCCCTGATCAGGACGTCATCCGCCGTGGGTCCCTTGCCCATGGTGATCCGGCCGCCCGTCTTGAACTTCGGCGCGTCAGGGAGTTTCGGGGACCCGATGAATCCGGCCACCTTGTCCCATACGGCCTTGATCCCCTTCGTGTACACCGTGTTGATCACGAACTCCACGGGCTTCTTCGCGTATTCCTTGATCTTCGCCCAGACGTCCCTGATCATGTGGGCCGCGCTCTCGAAGGCGGAGCCCAGGAGCTTCACGCCCTTGCCCACGGTGTTGAACACGGGCTGGAGGAAGTTCCAGAGCCCACGGGCTCCGGCCACGATCCCGTTCCAGACCGGTTGAATGATCGTCTTCCAGAGCCAGGTGAAGACCGGGGCCAGTACCCCCGTGATGAATTTCTTGATCAGGATGAACACGGTCTGGATCAAGACCCATGCGATCTTGATCTCGAAGACGATCAACTTGAAGTAGTTCTTGATCACGTTCTCATACAGCCATTTGAAGATCGGCATGAGGACTGTGGTGATCACTATCTTGATCGCATTGAAAATGGGCAAGATCACATTGTTCCAGGCCCAGGAGATCACGGTCTGGATACCGGCCCACGCGGCTTGAACGATCGCCCTGAACGTGTCTGATTTCTTGTATGCGATCACCAGGGCTACGCCCAGCGCCACCAGGGCCAGGACCACCCACCCGATGGGGTTGTTCCACATCAGAAGATTCAGGTTGAACTGGACGATCGTCCAGGCCCTGGTGACCAGGGCCACCCCCTTGACCACGGCCGTATACAAGCTGACGGCCGCCGTCACGGCATACATGGCTATGGCGAAGCCCCCGAGAACGATCGCGGCCGTGGCGAAGTCCTGGCTGGAGATCCCGAAGCCCTTCATGATCCCCGCGAACCGCTCCACGGCGGGGATCACGCGCGTCCCCACGACGTCCACGAACGTAGAGATCAGGGTCCGTTTGAACGCCTCGATCTTGGAAGACGCGCTGGAGCCCAGAGTGTTGGCCGCCTGGTCCGTCGCTCCGGCGAAGTTCCCGAGCTTCTTCGCGGCTTCGCTCGGGTCCAGGGCAAAGAGGGCCTTCCCCAGGTCTTCGGCCTGGGTGCCGAAGAGGGCCACGGCCGTCTGGGATTTGTGGGCGGAGTCCGGCATGGCGCGGAGTCGATCAAGAGTAAGGTCCAGCGCTCCAGCGGCCACGCTCCCGCCCTGGCTGAACTTCTTCGCCATGGAGTCCGCGTCCAGGCCCAAGTCCTTGAAGCCCTGGGCCGTCAGCTTCGAGCCGTCCACGGCGCGGATGCTGAATTCCTTGATCGCGTCCGCCACGATGTCCGAATCTCGCGCTCCGGCCTGGAGGCCCTGGACCAGTAGGCCCGTGGCGCTCTGGGCGTTCAGACCCATGTTCCGGAACAGGGTCGGGTATTCGTTCAACGTGTCCAGAAGATCTTCAGCCTTGTTCGCCCCGAGTTGGGACCCCTTAATGATCACGTCCATGGCTTCGCTGGCCGACTTCGCGAGACCGGTCCGCATGAGCTGGGAGACGGAGGCCGTCACGCGGCCCACGTCTTCCTCCATGACGTCGGCCACGGTCAGGGCCTTCTGGGTCATGTCCTGGAGCGCGTCCGAACTGGCGGACTTCATTCCATCTATGTTCAAGACCACGGACTTGACGGCCGTGTTCACGGTCTCGATCGAGTCCCCGAAGTTGCTCGCGAAGACCTTTCCGGCCACGGCTCCGACGCGCTTCGCTTCGTCACCCACCAGGCCAAGCTGGGCCGCCAGCTTGGCCTGTCCCGCCGTGATGTCCAGGGTCTTCATCATTCCGGCCGCGAAGCCCGCTCCGGCCGCCAGACCAGCCACCTGGGCCTTCTGGTTGAACTTCTCCATGCGGCCCTGGAGGCGCTCCGCCGCCTGTCCCGCCTGATCGAAGGTCTGGCTAAGCCTGTCGATCCCCTGAAGGACGAACGCGAGAGTCCTTGCCATCTTCGATCATTCCTTTCGGGCGCGGGACGAACTTGGGAGGGGTGAGACCCTTAGCGCCCAGCCCAGCGGAGACGTGGTAATCCATCTCTCGAACGGCGTCCACGACAGAGGCCAGACCCTCCACGACAGGGGTCCACTGGGCAGTATCCGGCCCAGCCACTCCTTCGTAGACAGAGCTATCACGTGGGAGACCGTGGACCAGGACCCAGAGACGACGAAGGGACATACGGCCGGAATAGAACTCCGACAGTTGATCTTTATCGCGCGGGTAATACCTGGCAAGATCGGCCTCCAGTCGTTCACTGTGTTTCCAGAGGAGGAAACACAGGCTGATCAGTTTTTTACCGTGGTCCCGCCCAGAGCGTCCCCCAGCCTGTCCATGAACAGCTCGAACTCCGAAGCGTCCATCTCCAGCTCCAGGAGTTCGTCCACGACGGCCTTCCCGAAGACCACCCCGAGACCTCCAGCCAGATTGTTCTGTCCCATGAGCTGGGAGAACTTCAGGCGCTTGAACTTCCGGGGAATGATCAGGACCACCTCCCGATCCTCCATGTAGGGATCGGAGCCGTCCTCCGGCTCGATCTCCTCCGCGTACCGCCAGACGAAGATCTTCCCGCCCTTCGTCCCCTTCGCCTCCGCGTTCAGTGCGCGCTGGGCCTGTCCTGTGTCACTCATGATCCGAGCCCCCTTTCGATGTCTTTCGCGACTCGATCAATCCCAGCACGGACCCCGTACTGGTACCTGGCTATGGTCTGGTAGAAGTACGGCATTCGATCTTGCCGGACCCAGACGTCCGTGTTCCCGAACACGGGGTGACGGAGGACCCCCACCTGGGTCCCCCTGAAGCCCCCGGTCCCTTCGATATAGGGCGGGAGACCCTTCATGTCCGGTTCGCGGATCTTCTTCGGGTCCGTTTTGATCACTACCGTAGCGGCCTTGTTCGTCTTGACCTTCAGGACCGTGGACCGGGAGAGCTCTCGCCGGAGCGACGGACGGCCGCGCCTCCGGCTCTGCCCCATGGAGGGGGAAGCCAGAGCGGCGCGACGGACCGCGATCAGCGCGGGCTTCGCCTCCGCCCGGATCTCCTTCGTCATACGCCTGATCAGGTCTGGCCTGTCCAGGGCGCGAAGTTGACGACGGAGTTCCGGGATGTCGGAATCCCCGATCACCCCCGCCATGACTAGGCGGTAGCCCTGGTGACGGTTCCCGACGTCGGCCAGCTCACGCTCCGGACGGCCAGCGCCCCCACCTCTCCGTCCAGCGGACCCACCTGGGTGACCAGGACGTTCCCGGAGTACTGGGGGTTCGTGGCGCTGGTGGCCGCGCTGGTGGGCTTCAGGGTGAAGGCCACGACCGTACCGAAGATCGGCCAGAGGGTGGCGTCCGTCTGGGAAGCCGCGAAGTCGTTCAAGAACTCGACTTCCAGCGTTCCCGTCTTCAGGCCACCGATGCGGGAGCGGTACCCGCCGCCGCCCATGGTCGTGGTCTCCAGGTCTTCCGCCTCCACGTTCAGCGTGACGGAGCGAACCAGCGTGGTCAGGGTCACGGCGTTGACCGTGAGTACGGCATCTGTGAATGAGAAGGCCGCCATAGTGATCTCCTTAAGCTCCGATGCCCACGGCGGAGGCGATCGAGAATGTTCCGGTCACGGCCGTGATCCGGAGCCTGTACCAATCGTCCGTGAGCGGTCCAGCGACGCGAACGCCCCAGGTGCCTCCGGCCACGGTGACCGGTCCGAACGTGATCCTTGTAGTGGCGGAGGCGAAGGTGTTCGCATCGTCGGACTCGATCACTCCCGTGATCGTGGTCCCCGCGCTGAAGACGTGGAAGATCCCGTACAGGTACTGGCCGGAGGGGACGCCCCCGACGATCTGAACCCCGGTCCCCGTGGCCCCCGTGGCGCTCACGTTGCCCTTGACCTTCAGCCGAAGGCCCCTGATCAAGCCCTCCCCGTTGGTCCCCATGGAGGAGAGGCTGAAGGGCGTGGCCGCGCCGACTTCCCCGAACTGCTCATAGTTGAACTGTCCGGCCTTGAAGAGGTACGCCACGTCCCCCTCCGTGCGCGTCGGTCCCACGGTGTGGGGCCGCGCCGTCCCACCCAGGGCGGCCCAAGCGTCCGCGTCCACGGTGTTGGCATCGTGGAAACCAGCCAGGTCCATGTTCAGGGTCTTCAGACCCCCGATCCGCTCCCGCCATCCGCCAGAGGCAAAGGTGGTCACGTCCAGGTCTTCGCCCTCCGCGTTCACGGTGACGTTGTTAGAGACCCCGGTCATGTCCATTCCGTCCACGTAGATCGTCGCGTCGGTCATGGAGAAGGCCGTCACTGGGGGTCACCTCCCGTCACTTTCTTCTTAGTCGGCGCGGGAGTGATGTGACCGGACGCCATAAGCGCATCCACGTTCACCACCTCCGGGTCCAGGTCCACGGTCCCGCCCGGAGCGACATCCCC